ATGCTCACCGTTAAGCAGATTGAAGCAGCAAAGCCGAAAGAAAAACCATACCGCCTTCTCGATGGTAATGGCCTGTACCTTTATGTTCCTGTATCCGGGAAAAAGGTATGGCAGCTTCGCTACAAGATTGACGGTAAGGAGAAAATCCTGACCGTCGGAAAATATCCGCTAATGACTTTGCAGGAGGCAAGGGATAAGGCATGGACTGCGAGGAAAGACATCTCGGTTGGCATCGATCCGGTAAAGGCGAAAAAGGCTTCGTCTAACAACAATTCCTTTAGTGCGATTTACAAGGAATGGTACGAGCACAAGAAGCAAGTATGGTCAGTAGGGTATGCGACTGAACTTGCAAAAATGTTTGATGACGACATTTTGCCTATCATCGGCGGCCTTGAAATTCAGGATATTGAGCCGATGCAACTGCTGGAAGTAATCCGCAGATTTGAAGATCGCGGTGCAATGGAGCGAGCAAATAAAGCCCGCAGAAGATGCGGCGAGGTTTTCCGTTACGCTATTGTCACCGGCAGGGCTAAATATAACCCGGCACCTGACCTTGCTGACGCCATGAGGGGATACCGCAAGAAGAACTTCCCGTTTCTTCCTGCAGACCAGATCCCGGCATTCAATAAAGCACTGGCAACATTTTCAGGAAGTATCGTATCGCTCATTGCCACCAAGGTTTTACGCTACACAGCCCTAAGAACAAAAGAGCTTCGTTCCATGCAATGGAAGAACGTCGATTTTGAAAACAGGATTATCACCATTGACGCCAATGTGATGAAGGGACGCAAAATTCATGTTGTCCCGATGTCGGACCAGGTGGTTGAACTTCTCACTACGTTAAGCTCCATCACCAAACCAGTATCAGAATTTGTTTTTGCCGGGCGCAACGATAAGAAGAAGCCAATCTGCGAGAACGCGGTGCTACTTGTGATCAAACAAATCGGCTATGAGGGTCTGGAAAGCGGTCACGGATTCAGGCATGAATTCAGCACGATTATGAACGAGCACGAATGGCCTGCTGACGCTATTGAAGTGCAACTGGCACATGCCAACGGCGGATCTGTGCGCGGTATTTACAACCATGCTCAGTATCTCGATAAGCGCAGAGAAATGATGCAATGGTGGGCGGACTGGCTTGATGAAAAGGTGGAGTGAACCACCTTAACCACTATCGAAGTGCACAAAGCCTTGCAATCCAGTGCAAAGCTTGTGTGTCTTAGATTTCAGGGTTGCTTTCTTAGGCGTACAGGTTAATGAAATGCATCAAAATACCATTCACATCCACCTCACCCAGTACTTCATAACCAACTGTTATCAGTGTATTTCCTCTCAGTTTGGTAAAGTGACAACCCTATGAGTACGAAATCGGTTAGGTGCTATCTGGCTATTGCTCTATTTATCAAGGTGCTTCTCTAACGGATTCAGTTTTAATTGAAGATACATCTGATTTTTTTTGCATTCTACGAGCGATGGCATGCCCTATGGATACTGATGGTTTTTCAATAAAGTTATAAGATATGATTGATATAATAAAAGTAGCGCAAATCATAGCTAGAAAAACACCAAATCCTTTACTATCCAATACCCCGTACGGTTTGAGATATAAAACAGCAAGACTGTATACAACCATATGATTAATGTAAAGTGAATAGGATATTTCACCAACATACGTTAGAATTTTATTTCTATATACATCCCTACACTTAGAAATAAGGACTATTGGGGCTATAATCATAAATGAATAAGCCCCCCATGCTACAATTCCAGGTCCATTCCTTAACCCTAGACATAAAAAAAGCAAGGCAATCGCTAATGTAATATTAAGAAATTGAACAACAGGCATTTTATTTATAAGTCTAGAAGGTAGCCTAATGTAGGCCTCTGCAATAATCATCCCCAAAATAAAGTCATATATTATTGGATTTGATACAAATACCAGATTACGAATAATTCCATCACCAGATGGCGGTTGCGCGATAGGATTTAGAAAAACATCTCCGTGAAAGTACAGTTGACCAAGAACGCAAATAATGATGAGAAGAAATGATGCGATCGCAGTTCTATATTTATGGCTGATGCATAATGAAAAAAAGAAAACCACATAGAACCAAATTTCATACGTTAGTGTCCATGCAGGTATTATTATACTATAACCTGACCATGGCCCTATAAAATTATAGTCAATTGGTATGAGCAAGTAGCTCTTTATTATTTGTGATGATGTATATATTGCCTCATAGTTGAGGTATATAGCCAGAGTAAGGATTATAAAGTAAACAGGGTACAACCTAAAAAAACGCTTAGCAGCAAACACCATTGGCCGGTTTTTTGCCTTATTCATTGAAGAATAAGTAATGATAAATCCACTTATAACAAAGAATATATCAACACCAACCTCACCTATACCAAAAAGAATGTCGCCCAAGTCCTTTTGGGCATACACTCCATTTAAATATACTCTAAAGTGAAACGCAATGACTAGAAGTACCGCGATCCCTCTAAGGACTTGAATAGAGTCTAACTTATTTGTTTTTCTTTCCATATCAAAATGTGTTTTACTGATTTTTTTTAAACATACCAGATCAAAGTAATCATTTCAATACATAGGTCTTTTAAAAGTTTCCCTCTGATAAGAAAGAATAGGTTCCTGGCCCACCTGGAATATTGCATGTCCATGCCTTTGGTTGTCCTGAAGCAGGTGCGCTATTGATAACACGCTCACCTATATCCCAGAAACCGGATGTAGGTACTGACGAAAGATAAAATGTTGTTTTTTCAACTTGCAACGCGTTTGATGGCATTCCATATGCACATAGAGAAGGTGAGTTTATGAGTACATTTCCTGAACCATAATTTCTTATACCAACATTTATAGCTGTATCAGTTTCGTATATATACACACCACAACTAACATAGCTCCATTTCCCATTACCAGCTAAAGGTGCTGTAGAGTCTGTTTGTCCTGCACCATTAATTATAAACATAAGTTTTGACGCTGATCCCTGGTCATTGACCCACGCACCAAACCATACAAATTTCCCTTTTAGTTCTGGTGATTTGTTGAGGTCTATCGTTCGTCCCCAAACTCTATCTCCTGTCGTAACTAAGAATGAATAATTACCAGCATAGATGTTTTGAGTTTTTATCAATGTTCCTGTAGTTCCAGATGCCGCAGTCCAGAGCAACATATTTCGATCAAGATAGTTAGCAGTTAACTCTCTGTTCGCAATATCTATTAAATGCGCAGTGTCAGGGTTTTGTGTCGCCGGGTCATAACTACCAACGTATCCGATGGAGTTCACTGTGTTGTTGGCAAGATATAGCCTGTCAGTAACTTTGGACGAAAGATTATTGTGGTACATTGCTAATAAATTATTCACTTTCGATGCGTCTAATAACTGATTATTTTCAATCGTCAGGTTTTTCGCATAGTTCGTGAAAATAAATCCGTCTTGGTTAGGTAGCGCGCTGGCGTAGCCAATCGCGGTCTGCTGATTCCCGCGAATAGATACGGTATCATTAATTTTTGAAAGGTCAGGAATTAATGTAAAATTGTTCGCGATAAGGTGGATATCCGCACGTACTGTAATAGACTCAGGTACACTATACGGGTAACCAATCTCACCGTTGCGTTCCCAATAGTTAGCATCAAGGTTAAGGCCTTTAACCCCGTAAGCCAAAAGTCCGTAGAACTTATTTTGCTCTATATTGTTGCCATTAACTCTGACGCTCATACCGCCCTCAGCGTAAGCTGGCGTAAGTAAAACTCCACCGGCTCCGTTACCATAGATACGGCTGTTGATTATATTAATATTATTGCAGTAACCACCAACATTAATACCGTTACCGGCGTTTTGAAACAACCGGCACCCAATGATGTCAATGGAGTAACCGTTAACTAATATTGCGTTGTTATTAGTATTAACCACGTCAATATTTTCTATTTTAATGTGGTTGGCTTCAGTAAGACTGATGCCGTTAGCTGCGTAGCCATTTCCGTCAAGACCAAAGTCCCTGAACTCGCAGAACGTAATTACCCCATCTTGTTGCGTGATTATCGGTGCCGCTGTACCCGTAGAGAAAATTCTGGACTGATATGCGCCAGCACCTCGTATCATGGTGACAGTATTCTTAATCGTAATACCAGGGTCAACAATGAACGCCCCCTCTGGTATAACAATCTCAGTTGGCAACGTAGCATCATCAATAGCCTTCTGAAATGCAGCTTTGTTCTGAGCACCGGTGTTTCCCTCAGCAAACCCGTAGTCTGTAAGCGTCCTCAGGTCGATAGTTAGCTTTTTTGAGAGAATGGTCGATGTGCTATCGACAAACTGTGGGTTATGCATGACTAGAGAGTCGCCAAGTGAGTGATCTTCGCTCAGGAGATTGCCCTTAAACTGATCTGGATCATACTTTAGCACATTCGGAAAATAGAACTGCTGCGCACCGTATGCATCATAAACAGCCATAGAATGGCCTTGCACAGTTACGAACTTGGCAATCTGTCCGTTATATACAGGGTAACCAGCAGCGTTAATGATGATTGGTTGCGAAACAGGAACGTGAGAACCGTCTTCGTTTTCCACATAAACCTGAATCTGGTTTTCTGGATTTACCGGGTCAGTGTCAATTTTACCGATATAAATTTTTCCATTGGCTACGGCTTTAAAAGAGCGAGACATAGTGAAGAGTTGCGAAGGCATGCTGACCACAACATTTGCGGTGATATCTGACATTTCATTGCTCCAGAAGAATGATATGATGCAACCATGATGTGATTGCATACCGAAATGGTACTATTGAGTATTTATCCAGTAGGTTACGATGCCATTCCACCCAACTGGTGAGGCATCAAGGATGTACAGCAAATACGACGAGGCGCAGTTTCACTTGAGACTTCCGCATGAACTCCACGCGAAAATTAAACAGCGCGCGAAGATGAATAACAGGTCGCTGAACTCAGAGATAATTGCAGCGATTGAAGAATCGTTGGCTAAACAAAGCTCTGCATCCGTTTACATTGATGATGCAGAGCGTATGGCAGAACAACAATCTGATATGGTTAAGAAAATGGTTTTTGAAACGCTTAAGACCATGTATAGCAATAATAAAAAGGAAACATAGAAATCTAGTTTCCGGCTAAAATGGCATTGCCTTCATGATATCCTGTGAAAAACTAAGGAGAGTTAACCATATGAAAAAATCACTGTTAATTATCCCGCTTCTGCTGGTTGGATGCGCAAAAGTAAGTGACTATCAAGCAAGTTGCGAACAACGCTATCAAAAGCTTAGCGATATGGCTAATTGCCTTGATGCCAGTGTGAAGAACGACTCACGCATGGCATCAGCACCAACACCTAAGCTGTATGTCCTTGCTGCAAAGATGCTCGGGAAAGGTGTCGATGAAGGCAAGATAAGTGACGCACAGGCAAGACTTGAGCTTCAGAATCTTTATGTTCAATTACAAAGCCAAGAACAAGCCCAACAAATAGCACAAAGCCAAGCATTCCAGCAGGCTTTATTGAATTATCAGGCTGTAAACACAATGCAAGCGATCGAGCAAAAAGCGCGCCAGCCTGTTATAACTCAACCTTACCCAACACGCGTTGACACATATACAAACTGCAATTCAGGATTTGGAAACACGGTAACATGCAACAGTAGCAGTAATATCAGGTAGTTACATCTTATCTTTTATTGCTGTTCTGCTGTAATTTGGCTTGAGAGTATAGGGCGTATCGCATTTGCAGCATTATTTAGCGCTCTTTCATAGGCTGGTGTTCCTGCTTTGGTGTTTGCCAAACGTAAGAGAGCATTCCTTGCTGCTTTGGACTCATACAAGCGCATCATTGCACCGAAACCAGCCTCAAGCCCCATTGATACGCCAAGAGTCGCAGTTGCGCCAATCGTCCTTATCCTGTTGGCTTGCGATTGCCCAGTCTGAGTTACTACATTTGCGGTGTCTGACCTTGCTGTTTTCTGTAGAACTTCATGAAGAGAATCAAGCTCTTTCATGTGCTTTCCAGAAAAAATAGTGTTGTAAATTTCACCACCTGACTGAGATTTCAGCTTATTAACTTCAGTGATGAACTTGGCTGGAGAGTCACCGGCCTTTTCCGCTATTTTGCTGACGTAAGCTGCACGCATAGCATCTTTCCCTTTATCATCCAATGCGCTCCAGATTCGTTTCACGTCAGATGGTTTTCTGCTTAATACAACAGTATTTATAAGTTCAGGACTGGCTTCACTGCTTGCCTTGTTGAGCTTGTTAGCAATGTTTTTATTAAGCACCTTATTATAAACGTTTGCATAATCGGAATTTGCTTTAAGGTATTTTGCTGCGTCTGACGCACCGAGGTTTTTTGCAACTGCGTTACGAAGGTCTTTTGACATTGCATTCTCTACCATATTGGTAGCTGCTTTTGCCTGGTTGGGGAAGACCATAGCATCTCCCTGAACATTAGATCTAAATGCTGTTCTGTGCTGACGCAAGAGATCAAACGTAACATCCAAATCAGTTGCAGGGTTTGCTAATTCTTCACGCAGGTTACGCAAGGATGTAAGCAGGCTTTGATTGGCTGAAGTCCCAAGCCGTTCCTGTCTTGCGATCGCTGTATTCAGAGCATTCATGGTATTTGTAGTATCAACTGCGGCATTACCCATTTTATTGGTGACGTCATTGATAACAGCGCCAGCAGCATCCTTCCGCCCCCTTAACGTGGTGGTCAGAGATTTCACCACATCATCAGGGTTGTACTCACCAAAACGGTCAAAATAATTGCTTACCAGCTTACTACGCGTTGCATATTGCTCTGCTCGCTTTGAGCCCGTCCCGAGCAAAGCCCCCTCGGCATCCTGAGTAAGGCCGCGAGTGAAAGCATTTTTCGGCGGGATAACATCAGATGTCATTGGTGTCACGCCCATCGATTCTGATGTGGCAATTTTCTTCGCCACTTCTGGCGCAATATCACCTTTTATAGCCGTTATTCCACGCCCTATTCCCTTTGCTGCTGCGGAAAGAACACCCTGAGCGGCAAGGTTAACTCCGGCATTTTTAGCTGCATTTTGTGCGAAATCGCCTTTCTGATTTGCGGCCTCTGCCAGCGATCCAATAGCCATGCTTCCTGCCGTTCCAACTCCTGGAACTAAATACCCACCAATTGTTTCACCGGCTTGTGCGTATGGGTCTGTCGGTTTGTCTACTGGACGATAAACATCATCCAAAACTTTTGGCCCACCAAGCCCCTGACTGATTGCATTAATCAGACTTGCGCCACCCTGCAATACGTCAAATGGTATGTTTACCAGACCACGACCAGCCTGTTCTGCAATTTGCCCTGCACTTTGACCACCAGTGAGCCAATCGCCAGCTTGTTGCATCAATGATGGTTCGTCCCGTGTTGGTGCATTATTGGCCTGATTAACTGTTTGTTGCTGAACAGCCTGACCAGCAAAATACTCATCAATGGCGGTGCCAATATCTTCGGTGCTCGTACCATCAGGAAAGGTAAATGTCTTACCGTTTGCAGTTACTTTCATCATTCCACCGTAAATTGAATGCCTGATTTTGAGGTATATGATCCAACCTGATTCCGTGGTTCTCCTGAAGGTGTCGAATCTTGTGCTGGCGCTGCGTCAGTATTCATTGACATATACCGCTTAACGGCACTCCCCAATGATTCACCTTTTTTAACATCCAACCCCAATATCTGACCGCCATTACGCGATTGTCCAGGGTTGCCATTCGCGCTCATCCACTCGGCTTTAAACTCATTAAACTGCGCGTTTCGTCGCTCAAGGTTTGCCATTGCATCAAGCCATCTTGCGACCGTCTCAGGGTTATCCATGTCAGTTGGCGCACCCTGTCGAACGATCTCAACGTCTTTATCCGTTGCTGGGCCGGGAGGTAGGAATTTAAGAACCTGACTGTTAACAAGGGCATTTTGGCGAATGCGCAAATCACGCAATGTTGTATCGCTTCCGGTAAGTTTTGCGAACATGTTCTGTGCGTTACCGAACAAACCTGTCGTTGGTTTTTCTGCTCTGAACTGTTGAGCAAGCGCACTCATAGAATTGGCTGAGTTTGATGATGCTGTAGCATTGTTTACAGCCGTCTCGATGCCTTTTTCCATGTTTACTGACAGCTTAGGTGCTTCGCTAATCAACTGCTGAGCCTTTTCCTGCGCTTGCTGCATCTTAAACCCGAACTCTTGCTGATCCAGAGCCAAGCGTTGTGCTGCGATATTGTGCCCAGTCATTGCTGACTGATAGGAAAGGTTTTGCCCTCTCGCCTGAAGTGCTTCTCCAGCCTGATTGCTGCGGATTGTCTCTGCCAGTCTGCCTCGGTCAATTTCACGACCAGCCATCTTGTCCTGAACATTGAAGTAATCAATTGGACCAAGAGCAGCCATTCCAAGGTGATCAACAAACTCACCAAATCCTGAAGGGTTCTGCTGATACATCTGAGCAACGCTGTTAGGGTCAACACCGACGCGAGTCAGTTCCTTGGCGTTGTTTTGCAGCCATGATTGCATTGCTTCTGGAGACGATGACGCAAGGCGTGCGCCAGCCGCTAAGGTGCCGATAGAATTACGCTGGTCTTCATCAATGAATCCCATGCCTTTACGAACGGATTCAATCTGGTCTGGATATTGAGTAGCCAACTGACGCAAAGCACCGCGATCACCAGACGCATAAGCATTAGCGTACGCCTGCTGAAATTCTTTCTGCCGCTGAGCCTGCTTTTCCTGCTGAAACACCCCTGCAATACCTGAAAGGCCTTGCAAAGCAGTCAGCCCAACATTGTTAGCGCCTGAACGATCAATATCATTGTTCTGCCTGATAAGCTGAAGCGTATTGCCGATGTCATTTACGCTCGGAGCGTTTGAGTTGACGCCGCCGATACCAGCCAACAATCCGCCGTTTGTTCCTTGCCAAGTAGCCATGATTACCCCTTAAAACAACGAGCCAAGCAATCCGATACCAGCACCAATGCCAGCGCCCCAAGGCGTTGATGTTCCCAAAAGGCTGGCAAGACCTGCACCGGCAATCGCACCAGATGTGCCGCCGCTAATTGCAGTCTGAAGACTTGATGGTTTATTGGCATTAGCAGCGGCAAGTGCTGCGCTTTGCTGTGCAATGCTGCTCATGTTGTTGGCGTACGTCTGCCCGGCGTTTGCCTGACCTTGCAGTGCACCAAGCCCAACGTTTGCCAGATTGTTGTAATTGCTCATCTGATTTGATAACCAAGACTGACCGAGTGTCGGCGCGATCGTAGCCAGTTGATTGCTTGTGGCTGTCGAACCAAGTCCACCCGTCGCCTCCGCAGCAGCAAGACTCTGGTAACGAGCCTGACCTGCAAGGTCTTTATACTGCTGAGAGTTGTAATACTGATTAAGTGCCTGCCCCTGACCTTCTAAACTGGAAAGATTCTGAAGCTGGTTAACATACTGCTCCGCAAGCGGCGTGAACGGAGCAAGGTTTTTCATGATCGTCTGCCACTGCTGATTTTGCAGGTCTGCGGCATACTTCTGAGCTTCTGCTGCATACTTTGCGCTTTTATCAGAGCTGCCACCTTTCCCGCCTTTTTCAGGGCAATAAGGTTCCTCGCCGCGCAGTTTTCTGCCCAGCTTAAATGCATATAACATAGCTATCTCCCGTGATTCAGGAAGTCGATTAGTTCTTCGCGTGTGGCGCTGTAAAACGTCACGTCATCCACGCCTTTGAAGTATTTCTTGATGGTTCCTACACGCTTAAGGCCAATCATTGCGCAGTACATCTGACCGTGGCGGAATTTGCGCGCAGCGAACGATGTGACGCACTGAACGGTGGTGTTAGTCAGAATGTATCGCCAGAACGCCAGCCCGATTTCCTTGCTGAATCCACGAACCTCTGGCAGGTACATGGCGTGGCAATCGAATGTAAGCGGCTGAATTTCCTGATAGTAAACAATGCCGCCAAACTGACCGTACACGTTAACCTCAAAGTAACGGCATTCAGGCTTGTAGTCGTATCCATCACCGTTGTTGCTTCCGGCAATAATGTCAGGGTGATTTCCGACTGCTTCTATCAGGTCGATGTTTCGCGTTGGTTTGAACTGAATCATTACTGCTCCGCGATTATCTTGATGGTTGTGGCAGTAAACGCCGCACCATTTGACTGAATGGTTAACGTGCTGCCATTTGTGGCAAGAAAGCCGTCTTTATCCACGCTGAAGAACGTAGCTAACAGGATGTTATCGGTCGTTGTCGCCGAGTTGCGACTGCTTACCAGTGTGTCAGGAACAGAGCCGGAAAATGTTAGTTGCATTGACCTGTTGGCGGTTCCGCTGGGCCACGTCCCGACGATCGACAGCTTGAAGAACAAGGTTTTGTTCTCGTTGAACACAACCATCTTGTTGTTAACGGTGTCGAAGAATGGTGCCAACGAGCCTGATGACGGCGTGAGCGTTTTCAGCAGGCTAACAAGGTTGGTCGGCGCTGTCGGGATGGTTACAGATACGCCAGAGTAAACAACCTCTGACTTCTTGCGAGTAGTGGCATACTCCAGAGCATCAATGCGCGATTCATGGTCTGAAACCTGCGATTCCAGCGACTGAACTCTGGTATCAAGCGACGCAATATCGCTTTCATTCTGAGCGATTCGCGTTTCATGTTCCTGAAGAGTTGATTCTGCCTGGCTGATTCGCTCCTCATGATTAACAAGCGTTGCTTCCGCAGCAGAAATTCGCTGCTCATGGTCAGCGAGAATCACATCCTGCTCATCGTTCCTGACTTGTGCGTCATAAGCGCCCTGTCCGGCCTCGTTGGCCTTGTTAGCCACATTACCAACATCAGTACCCTGTGCGATAACGTAAAGCAGATACGACTGCGAGAAGATATTGCGTGGAAGGACTGATGTGTCGAGCCGTGTAGCCTGAATGATTACCGGCACATTGAGATTCGAATCCGCCATTACTCAATCCTTATCTGAGCGCCAGACAGAGTGACAGGCGACTTAGTGATAACGCGCAGTTTGAAGCCAACATTTTTCCTGATGCGCCCTACTCGCTTCCACAAAACGCGTTTGTCGTAAACGAACGGTTCATTCTGCTCAATCATCTGCTCACGCCCGTAATTTATGCCGTCAGTGGTTGCAGAGAGGAACAGGCGGTCAGCGTACTGAGCAACACCCGTCGATGATTCCACCTCCAGATCAAAGCATCTGGCGTTATCCGCTTTGAACAACGGAGTAAACAGCAGGTGTTCTTGCTGTAGCCCATACTGGCTGCTGATATCGAACTGCAATTTCCCGGTAACCGATTCCAGCTTATCGCCGCACGTTATCTGATTTCCTTCGTAAATGAAGTCGATAGCGCGGTACACATCGTCATACAGGCCTGTTTTCAACACACACCATTGCGGACCATTGGCGCTTGAAGATGCGTCGTACACGAGGACGTGGCGCGGAAGGTGGATAATCAGCAGTTCATGCGCATCAAATCGCAGCGATTCCATCACACCATCAGCCAGTTCATCAGCAGTGTAGGAGCGAAGAATTTTCTCAATGCTCGCGCTGGCGATTGGTGATACCTGACCGGAGCCGATGATATACACAGACGGCGCACCTGTTGCCGGATTGCTGATGAACGCATACGAATCGGCGAACGGCGTTTTGCAGTAAGTCCCGGCAATGCCTTTCTGCACCATCAGCGATGGCTGTGCGACATACAAAGCGGCACCAACGGTGGTTGCCCCCGTCAGGGAGAAATATTCAATCGTCGATGAACCAAAGCAGACGATGAAGTCTCGCCATGTTCCGATGCCGATGATGCCGTCAGGCTGAGACTCGGCTCGATATTGTGCGCTGTAGCGGTCAGGATGCGATTCGTCTTCAGGGTCAGTGATAAACCATGAATCAGTGCCGTCTTTTGACCACGCATAACGCCCACGTAAACGCGTAATGTCGCGAACAGAACCTAACTCATACTGCATAAACCCGCTGTCTGCAGGCCAGTTTGAGACGGTTTTAACCGTGCCATCATAGCGGTATTCGACCAGTTGCCCGTTAACGCCTACCGCCTGTGATGTTCGACCATGCGCCATTGATACGCGACCACTTCCGGCAACATCACCGACCTCACTTTCGCCCTTATACAGTTTGCCACCACACACGCGATAAACAGCATTCTGTGCCATGTTGTACTCGACGCCTCGCGATACGCCGTTCACATCAGAACGTTTGGCAATGCCCGGGAATGAGCGAAGATATCCGCTGCTGTTCAGGATTTCTTTGGGTGTAGCCAACATATTCACTGGCAGATAGTCGATATAGTCGGCGTTTCTAAAGTCTTTGCCGACACCTTTCATAAGCGGAAGTTGCTGAATAGGCATTTATTCACCTATGCGTTTGGGATATCGCCATCAATCAGAGGGAGATCGCCTGGATAATATCGGTCAGATGTGAACACGTCATATTTATTACCCTGCCCTACAGGAAAATCTCCACGTCGTCGCATTGAAGGAACAACCAGAGTGTCGGTCATCAAGGCATCATATGAGCGTTGGGCGTTACTGAGAACTTGCGGAGTTGGTTCAAGGCTGTAATCAGATAGCATTCTCAGCAATAACTGATAGCCTACTGCGTGTTTGTATTTTCTTGGAAGACCTGACTCATCATCTGGTAATGGCTGCTCATCTCCAGTTGCGAAAGCGTAACCAATGTCGCCGGGGTTAATCATCCACTCGGACATCATATCTTCCAGATCATTTACACCATCTTCAATTGATTGCGGCTCAACATCAGTAAGCGATGCATTAGAAGCAATAGCAAACTTACGAAGCGCAAAAAGGACGATCTCACCCTTTGTCAGTACTGTTGCCATTGTCCGCCGCCTTACGACCTCGCTTACTGGTCGGTTTCAATTCATCAACTGAGGCAACAAAGCCCAACCTTTCGAAAAACTGGAAGTCTTTTTCTGCGATAACGGCCTGTACATGCCCGGATTCGTTATCTGCGGCAAGGAATACACTCATCCGATCCATATTGTTTCCTTAAAACATAAAAGGGGCGTAAGCCCCTTGTTATTACGGATTACCGAAGAACTGACCGCCCATGTGTGGGTTAAAGCACACATATGCAGGCAGTAAGTCGAAGCGCATTTTTTGCACGTTGGCATCGCCATCTGCGTATTTATGTACGCGGATGGAGAAACCTTCATATGTTGCAACAGCAGAATCAATACTGTGCAGTTTCGGCAGTGGGATAGATCCAAGTCCACAGAAGAACTTGTTATAGAACAGGTTTGGCTTCATTGTCTGGCTAGCAGTGCCTACTACAGATACGGCATCGCCTGCCTCTACCTGACGACTTACAGAGTTGTACTGCGGGTTTGTAGTGTCATAAATCGGAACACCAGAAAGCGTAACCGTCACATCGCCACTGCTGTCTGAATTAGCATCAGCAGTAACCGTTGCAGTGAAGCTAATTGGTGTGGCTCCGTTATACAACGCCTGTTTGGTCTGCTGTTGCAGCCAGTAGGTATTGGTGAATTTGACCTGATCACCAGCTTTCAGAAAACCTGTAACGCTGGCTGTCGCTCCGGTCAATGTTACAGTGAACTGGTATGAGTCTTTAACTGCGTTATAGGTAACAGTTGGCTGTGTTTTGACTGTCAGTGTTCCGCCAAATGCCCCCTGCGTACGAGAGGCAAGCCCATTAGACATCAGTGCGCGAATGCCGCCAAAATTGGTTGGGATCTGTGCGTTCTCCCATGCAGTACGAACCAATTGATCTGAAGCATGCAAACCAGTCTGCGCATCAGCAAGTCGCTGTGCAGACCATGGATCCATTACAGCATAGTTTTCACCTTCATTAACGCCGAGGTCTTTCAGGAAAGATGCCGTCTGCGCAACATCAGACCATTTGGTGATTGGAGTATTGGGGCTACCAAGTGACAACGCACCGTTATTCATCATGAAGTGAGCAAGCTCTGTTTCAAGGTCGGTAACGATTCGCTGGCGAACCGGCGCGAGAATTTCTTCCAGCTGGTTAAGCTTGATCGCTTCCTCCAGTTGCTGATATTCAACAGCAACAGTGATGTAGTTACCTACACGCCCCGTAGCTTTACCTGAGATCAGGTTGTTTTTATTTTGCCCTGAAATATCACCAGTGGGAGTACGGAGGGATGAGAATTGATGCGGACGTTTAAAGCTAACGCTATCGCCAGTGCTGGAGTTGATTTCACCTGCCAGCAACTGACGGTCTACGGTTTTCGCCAGAACTAAATCTGACATAAAACCCGGAAGGAATTTTTTCAGAACGATTTGACTGACGTTACTGTCGAGATTGTTAGGCAT